CGAACATAGTTGCCGCTGGTTAAATCAGCAGCAATTGCCGGATTTGTGGAAACAACATTTGTAACGGAGGCAATTGTCGGAGTTGTGACCTGATCGCTTAACGTAAAGTTAGTGAACCCACTCAAGATCCCTCGAACTAAAACCTTGGGAGGATGCGCCCTGTGAACAATCGTCAGCTCATTTCCAGATTGAACAAACTGAAGCCCGGCAAGCTGAGCGGCAGTATACGGCGTAGTGACAGAATGGACTGCGCCGCCTGAAGTCAGTAACTGAAATCCATTGCGATAAAACGTCACTGACAGATGCGAAAACAACAGCAGATAAGTATGCTCGTTGCTGTACACAAACTTCCAAAGGCGCTGCCCAGAATTTGCCGCTGAGACGTTGTTATTTGAAACCGCAATGTACTCAGTCCCGGGGCGGTTATAAACGCCGCCATGACGCATCACGATAAAGTTCTCGCACTCCGCCAACCCGGACTGATACTTTGCTTGGTCTGCTCGCGCGTACAGCGCCGGGGCAATCTCTCCGCCGGCAAATGAACGTTGAACGAATGAGGTTGCCATTTTAACCCACCTTAAATCCGCTTGGATAAATTGTCAGGTCATTTATGCCGCCGGCAACTGGCCCGAACCTTGAGTTCATTAATTCGGTATCAACGTCTCTTGAAGGCTGAGATTCGTTTGCCGCAATCTGTTTTGCTTTGTCCAAGTCCAACAAAAATCCCTGCAACGCCTGTTTGCGAAAAGAATCCGAAACAGACAAAGGCATACAGATCTCAGCAGCAATGTACCAAGCCAGCGCGCTTGCAAACGTTGGATCGAACTCGGAAGCATCAATGTGCCTGTTGGTAATTTCTGCAACAGCATCTTCGATGTCCGTGTAAATTAGTTTCCCAACAGAGTCCCGGCCAATGCTGTAAGCCGCGGCTTGATATTCCTGTTTCCCAAGCTGAGTCACAATTCTCCGAACCGTGATTGCGTTTGATGGATAACGATACCTGTAGGCCCAATCGGTTTTCCACGGAGTTGCGGTCCCATCAGCAACAAGCGCAAGCTGCTCGTAAGACTGAGCAAAAGGCCAATGAAACTCGCGAAGCAGGTGATAAACAGACTGCTCGTATACGTTTTCGCAGACCCTTGCTTCAATTGACGACTCTTCAAGTGAAGAAATGAAACTGCTGATCCCTATGCGCGAAAGCGCTGTATTACAGACGGTGACTGGCGTGTTCATAAAATGAAAGCGGTCCCTGCGCCACTACGCGTGAAGGGACCGCTTTTACATGCTAAGCAAAGAACTACTGAGTGCGCCGGCGCCGCCGCGCAGTAGATTCCTCGGAAGATTCAGCATCCGAAGACTCATTTTGCTGTTCGGCAGCAGGCCCGGGCTCGATTACCTGCATCCACGTTTTTGAAAACAATTCTGGTTTCAACAACGTAAACTCAGACCCTGCAACTTTAAGCTGCGCGCCAATAAACCCATTTCGGATTGCGCGCACTCGAATGCTCTCGCTCATTAGGAGATGACGTACGCGTCAGTGTAGATTTTCTGAGCGGTAACGCCGCGAACGAGCGCTGCCTTAATCGTTGCCGTTGGGCTTGTGCCACCCAAGGTGTAGTTAAGGCGCAGGAACTTCTCGTAATCGCCATAAGGCAGACAAACGATAAGCACCTGTCCACCGGAAGCCGGCAACGCAACTGCACTCGAGGTGTAGAGCGTTGTGGCACTGGTGAAGCTGCTGTTGTCATCGGTCTGCAAGGCAACCGTCAGCGTGGGACTGGTGCCGCTAACGCCGCTGACGTTAACTTGCAGGTAGATGTCTTCTCCAACACCAAGGTCGCGAGCCGTATTGCTGCCGCCAATGCCGCTGTAAAGCGGTTGGAGGTCAATAGTGTCGGTGCTTGCTGCGGTTCCTGCCGCGGATAGGACCTGCCCATCCGAGAACAAATTTTGACGATCAATGATAGCCATAGTGTGTAACTCCTTTCTTTGGTTTTTGCTTAGGCGACAACGGATTCGGTTTCGAGGATCTGATCGACAGTCTCAATTGGAATGCCGCGGAACTTCGTAACAGGCTTGCCGTCGAAGTTGTCGATGCTCAGTTGATTGCTGGCCTTGCTGAGCGCTTGAATGTCGAGCATTTCGCGAACCGTGCGGTTGCAGTAGAACACCGCGCGACCAGAACCCAGCGCAGGAATGCGGTGAATTGCTTTGATCATCAGCTTGGTGAGGTCTGCTGCGCTCGTCTCGGAGACGAGATTGCTGACATCGATGTTCGCAATGCGAACCGCGTAACGCCAGTCGCGAACTGCGAGACCGCATTTCCACTGCCAGCGATCCACGAACGCCTTCATGCGACCCGTGCCGATGCCCGTGCCGGTCTGAATAAGCTGCTCGCCGAGATCTTCGTGCGTGAGGCCGGCTTTCGACCCCTTCGGGTAGATGCCGTGAACCGTGTTTTCGCCCCAGACAACCAACCAGACGGATGTATTGTCGCTCCCGGCTCCGCCGGCAGTCAGAACGTTCTGACTGATTGCCCCGGAAAGGGAGTTGTATCGAGGCGCCAGCCCGGTGAAGATTTCAGGCGTGATGGACGAGTTACCATAAAACAGGTACTGCGCCATGCTCTGGTTCATTGCTTCAACGAAAGCGCCAGCTTCCGACAGGCGGAACCCGGAGTCATTGCCGTTGAGGCGAACCAAATCAACGTCAACTTCGGAGATCGCTTCCAACATCGCGCACTGTTCATCGATCTGAGCAGTGGTTGACTTGGAGGGCAGCACCCCTTCGTTCAGCCGGCGAGCGGTCACCGTAGGCAACCCGGTACGCACGGTAGTGCGATGCCCGGTTGGCAGGTTTCCTTCACGCCAGAGCATCCCGTCGAGGATAGCGTTGTTCTGCTTGAGCAATTCAACGATTGCTTGGATTTTGCCATCCGGATCAATGCGCTTAGCAATGTCCGATAGCGTTGCAACATTAGACGATAAAATAGCCATTTGATTTTACTGCTGAGCCGACATGCTTGGGTACATCAAGTCAGCGATTTTGCGAGAGTCCCGGGCCGGTTGTTGCGCTTGGACCATTCCGTCCTCCCGCATTGCCTTTCCGATGCGCGACAAAATGCGGATTAATTCCACATTGTTGCCGTACCCAGACTCGCTTATTTCTCTTTTGAAAGCCGGCGTTCCAAACCGATCAAGAACCGCTCGCGCGTCTCCTAATGATCGATCCAAATTTTGGCCTCCAATTTCTTGATCTGAACGCGTCTGATCAGCCCATTTAGTTTTTTGCTCTTCAACCAAGGCGGCGATTCGTTTCTCGCCCTCGGCTTTCATGGCTATATCACGCTTGATAATTTTTTGCGCCGCATCCTTGGACAGGTTTAACTCCTTAGCCAAAGCTTTGGTTGCATCTTTATACAACGTGATATCGACACCATCTTCCTCGGGGATTTCGAGTTCGTATTCCTCGTAATTGTTGGTTTGAGCCTTACCTGCTTCCGTGTTTTCCTGCTTAGCAGGCGGATTTCCCGACTGCTGTTGCGGTTGTTGCGGTTGCGAAGCTGACTGTTGTTGCGCGAATGTAGAATCCGCCGGTGTAGCCTCGGGATTCGTTAGATCAGTTGACATACAAACAGGGTAATACTTTTTCTAAAAAGTAAACAATTATTTCAGTTGGCACTCCTGAGTCATCTTAACGTACTCATCCGGAGACACTTTCTGAAGTTCTGACAACAGTTTCAGCCCAATATTGCGCTGACCTTCATTAAAAAACGTTTCACTGTTTCCGGTGTACGAAAGTCTGTAAAGCCCGGCGCCCTCAAGAATTCTCCAAACAAATCTGCGGCCCTCGACTGTTGACATAACTGCAAGCAAATCGAGATTGTCTTGGTCTCGTTTTCGCTTTGCCTTTCCCTCAACTTCAGCAATTTGCTGCGGGTCAGAAGCGTTCATTAATTTTCTGTTGGAGGAGGACTAAATGTTCCATCCGAGTTGCGCGTGCCGTCAACGTAAACACGGTCTGAATCAAGCAATTGAATTACATCAACGCCGGGAGGAGGAGTCCATTCAGTTATTCCGTCCCAAATAATAACACCTTCAACTACGGATGTTGTTTTGTTGACTAATGCGTATTGATTCATGTTAGTAAAAATAAGTGGTTATCTGCGCGTACCCAGCGCCTCCGTTTCCTCCAGCGCCAGTACTAAGAAATAATCCGCCGGCAGTAGCCTGCACCGCTCCGCCTCCGCCACCTCCGCCACCTCCGCCACCCCCTGCTGCGCCTGCTCCCGATACTTGTCCGTTGGATGTAGAAAAAATACTAGCCCCTCCACCTCCCCCGGCCCCGCGAACAATCCCGCCAGTTGAGCCGTTTGATGTAGTGTTTGAGCCGGCGCCGCCAGAACCTCCGGGTGCAACTCCTGCTGTTCCGCCTGCTAGGTTTAAAATGTTAATTCTGCCGCCGGCGCCTCCATTTGACGAAGCACCTGCAGCCGTCACCGAACCGCCTGCCCCGCCGCTACCTGACGCAGTCGTGCTGGTTGCTGCTGCTGACGATGGAATCCCGCTGCTTCCAGCTAATCCTGTGGCGCTTGCCGCACCGCCTGTATTTCCTCCAGAACTTCCAGCGCCACCGTTCCCTGAAGGAGTGCCTGTTAACGCGCCGCTTGTCCCCGCAGCGCCACCCGCAGCGCCTTGTGCCCAAGCAAAAGAGCCAAAACTAGTAGCAGTGCCAGCACCTCCGTTTCCTCCGTTGTTACTTNNGGTGGCAAAATTAATAGGAACTCCGCCTGAACCTCCACCTCCAATAGTAATTGAAACAGTGGCAGTTAACAAATCAGCAGGAAATTCAATTATTGTAACCGCACCAGACCCACCTCCCCCTCCCCCGCAAGATACTAGCGATCCAAGAGTTATTGCCCCGCTTCCGCCCCCGCCCCCGCCCCCAATTAATTCAACTTTTACACGTTTTGCGTTTAACGGCTTTGTCCATGTTCCACTAGCAGCAAAAGCTTGAATATTGGAAGCAGTAAACGCAACGGCTGAAGCTGCTGTAACTTGACCAAGATTGTTAACTGTCAATGACGCAAGTTGAGCAGCGCTTCCGTATACCCCAGTAGGATCAGGTGAAAGCGGAACGGTTGCTGCACTTACCCCGCCAACATTAATTGTCCAGTTCGAGAAGGTCCCGGATCCGGTGGATTTATCAACGTTCACAACAAGTGTAGTCCCAGAATAGGATGTCACTGTTGCGTGCATATGGTTTGCCGGGGATGCCGTCGAAACAATCTGAATTACCTGCTGCGGCGTGTATGCCAGCCCGGCTGAAACCGTAAACGTTTTTGCGCCGTTGGTGACTGATTGGCTTGTGGTGCTCGTCGTGTAATACCGGTCTCCAATTTGATTGTAGGAAAGCGAATTCCACGCAGTAGTGCCGTCCCCGATTTTGTACCGGCGCGTATCTGTCTCGATCCCGATTTCACGTTCTTGCAAAACCGGATTTGCAGAAGTCCAGTTTGCTGCCGTATCTCCGCGAGGTCTAATTCTGTCTGGCATAGATTAGGTAAATTGTGCGTTTCCGCCGTTGTAGTTTATAGAAAATGTTGTGGTTGTTGCAATTCCGCCATCAGCAGTAATCGTGAAGGAAGCTGATGATGCAATCCCGCCATCAAGGTCATTTGCCGGCGTGACAACTCCCCCTCCTCCGGTGAATTTCATCACCGGCATACAATCCGTTGCAGACTCGAGGGAAAGTGATGGCATTTTATGTGTTGAACAAACGCACGATGCCTGTCGCAGTCGTGCCGGTTGCGCGCACTTTGACCACTTTCACCGGGAACCATCCGACAACGCCGCTGAACAGAACAACGTCACCCCCGGGAGTTTCAACGCTAATCGCGCCAGTGCCGGCAACGTAGAGCGTNGAAGGTTCAAACGTAGTNGAGTCGCTTGGNGTAACCGCGGCCGCGCGCTCTGGCTGAGTGACTGTGTCGCGAATAACCGTGTTCGCGCCATCGTTGATGTAGAGAGGATTCCGATTTGCCATATGCTATTGTCCTAGTGCTCTGCTGAGCATTGATTCTCGAGTTGTATCGGCCTCGGACAAGAGTTTTGCCCCTTGTGCGGCCTGCGCTAAATTGTCTGCCATCTGCTGGCGTTGTGCTGCCTCTGCTCGCTGCTGGCGGATTGCGGCAACTACTTCGTCCGGGCGCACAATCTTTTGCGGCACCCCAAGCATATCACCGTACTCATCCACGACTTGATCCATATCAATCTTATCAAGGATTTCTGGATACGCTTGCGCGAGGTTCCCGGCAAATCCCACAAACCGCTCAATGCCGGCAGTGGCAACAAGCTTTTGCGCCTGCGCCATGATGCTGATGTACTCGACTTTGAGGTCCTGACCAGCAATCTCCGGGGGCGCCGGGGGCAGTAATCCGCGGCGCAACATGATCGCGAACGTTCGGTCAATCAACGGATCCAACAGATCTTCGTTTTGGCGTTCGAGCACCGGGCCAAGCATGAGCAGCTTTTCCTCATGCCGCTCCTCGATCTCGCGCGCGGTGATCTGCCTGCGATCCGAATTGGCGAGCATCAAGAAAAGGTCTTCGTAAAAACACTTCTGAACCCTCTGAGATGTCTGCTGGATCAGCACCTGCAATTCGCCAAGCGGCATCTTCACTTCGTGCGCCGGCTTAAACCCGGCCTGCCCCTGATTCCCGTCAACGTAGGTGATGTCCCCGGGAAGTAACGATGCTTTCTGGTTCCGCAACGACATAGGTGCAGTCATCGGCGGATTCACCATTTTGTCGATGCTTTGAATCATCCTTCGTTGCATCGCTTGGAGTTGCTTAATGTCGCCAAGCGCGTCCATTCCCGGGGACATCCCGTAAACATCCTCGCCGGTGATCGACCACCGCGGGGCCATTATCGGAAATTCATCGAATCCACTCTGAGCCAAAAGCTGCTCGTCTTCATCGGCGCCAACCTCCCAGTAGATCGAAGCGTACTTTTTGAATTTAGCCAACAACTTGCCCTCGTTGTAGTCCTCGTTCGGCAGCACCATATGGGCAACGTCAATCCATTCCTCATAATTCCCGTTCTGCCAAAGGTCGCGCGTGCGTTTGCTTACGTTGTCTTTGCCGAACTGCTGCACCAACTGGCGCACAGTCATGCTGTACTCGCGCAGGAACGTATCAATCGAAAGCCGAGAGTTCTGCGACAAGCAATACTGCCCAATCGGAAACGTATGGCATCGGATAACGTCAATGTCGTCCTCGAGCACCGCCATCGCGGCAGTGCCAAACACGCCTTCGTCGCCGTAAAGCAGCGGCAGCGCGTTGTACAAATTCGACTTCAAAAAGATCGTCCGCATTCGCCGGCTTACATCGTCCAGCCACATCTTTACCGGGCCAAACTCTGCAAGCTCCGGGTCCGGAGTCGAAAGCAGGAACCAAGGACGCGCCGGCGAAGTGAGCCCGGACATCATGCCGGCCTGC